CCATCATCGGTTTTTAGCGTTTTCCAACCTTTAATCTGCCAGTGCGCAGGGTCGTAAAACTTCCATTTATATCCACATTCTATGTTGATATTCATTTTTCGGGCAACTTCCATACCTATTGTATGAAGAATTGCCCATTCTTTTTCGTGCAAATCCCAACCTCTAACACTGTGGATAATATCCACAGCAAGCCCATATTGATGTGGGCTTTTGTTGGCCTTTGCTAATGTAACGCCTCTTTTGTACAAACGTGTTTGTTCGTCTGCTGTTCGCCACATTTCACTAGCAAATACGGGTATATTATAAGCCTTACAGGCTTTTACCATTTTGCGTTCAAATTCTATTAAGTCAGGGTGTGCGCCTTCGCGCACAGCCCTTAATTGTTGTTCCTTATACTTATTAGAATTTATAAAAGACTTATCACTTAACGCTTGTATCGCTAGTTGATGCGTCTTCGCTTGCGGCAACCGCTTCACCGGTGTCTGGAGTGATTTCTTCACTTGTTTCCACGTTGTCCGCTGATATCCCGCTTGGAGGCATAGATGGTGCATTTCCTGCTTTAAGCTCTGGGAAAGTTTTTGCATTATCTTCAATAACCTCTTCATTTTGCGCTTTTACCTTTGCGATTTCAGATAAGAGAATTTGTTCTCTTTCTGATTGTGCTGTTTTTACCATATGCATTAGTCGTTCCATTTCTGGGTTACGAGTTCTACGCATCTCAAGACCAGTAAACTTAACGTCAGACATTTTTTCCACAATGTGATCTGACGCACGGTTTTTGTAAGTTATTGATGCACTCTTATCCTTTGAGACTGCTCTTACATAAAGTGTACTTGAGATAGATGTTATCAGCGTGAATAGACCTTCATCGCTAACTAAAAGTTTTTCATCTTTGAAATCTTTTGTGCTTGATCCATACAATGCAACTTTGTCGCTTGTATTAAATTCAACACGAATGGTTCGGCTATTGCCTTTGACAACAAATTCTAAAGTTTCATTTAACTTTAATTTGTTCCACCCATCGAGGGCTTGAATTTGATAACGTTTCATTTTTTTTCCTATATGGTTAATTTGCCCCGCTTACGCGGGGCAGGGGAGGGGACTTTTATGCTTTTGTTAATCTTGTTTGATCAACATCTGCCATTACTTGATCATAATCGTCGGTTGCTTCTTTTAACGCTCCGCCGAATACTGTGTTTCCTGTGATTTCAAATGTACCGCGCGCAGTAATTTCAAAAGCATCAGATGTACTATCAGCAAATACTTTGTGATGAACATTATTACAGAGATAAAAATCCTCTGTTAATTCTGGATCAATTGTTTCATTTGCCCAGATTTTTTGCCTGTCCTCATCAAATGCCGCATCAACTTCTGGACGGTAATATTTACCGCCAATATTTGGCGCGCTTCGCATATATTCATGGTTAAGCGGAGCATAACCAAATACAGCATTTGGTGTCGAATGATCCACATCAATATGATCGTTTGTTACGATACTTACTTTTTCTGGATCAAGTTCATCTCTTGTGAACTCAGGATAATTATTTACGGATGTGTTATGTAAATAATGATCTTTTTGACGCTCAAATAATTGTTCTGGTGTTATTTCAGCTGTTATAACAATTACGCCACCTGTATTGATTGCAGGTGTTCTCATTGTTATATCAACCAATGCACCACCAACTGTTACTGACTCGTCAAGGTTTGCCGCGTCTGATGCAAAACGTTGTTGATAACCAAATTGAGTGCGTTGTTGTGCTAATAATATTGGTTGTTTCATTGCCTGATCAGGAATTCTAATTCCAGACATTAATGTGTCAATAATATAATCGTCATCATGGCCTTGGAACATACTTCTCGCTTTTGCAAAAGCCTGTGTCTTTTTAGCCAGTTCAATATTTGATAATGATACTGAAATGCCATTTTGTTCCATTTCAGCATATATCATTGAACCCCAATTCCAATTTCCATTTGAGCCAGTTGGAACTTGATTTTGTGCACCTAATGGTATGCTAAAAGCATTATTAGTATATGGTGCATAAGTATATGAATGGATTGGCATTTGTTCACTGACAACATTCAATGGTACTTCGCCGTCAATTATTGCCTGATCAAAATCAGGTACAATATGTGCCATTGTTGTATGGTTCCAGAATGCTTGTGCTAATGACGTATCCGTCATTGTTCGCATTGATAAACTTGAAGAACGCTCTTTGCGTCTAAAGTTTACAACAGTATTATATGCCTCAATATAATCTCGGTTTACTGTTGCTGAACCTTGTGCGTGCATACCCAAAGTTTTATAAAACTCATTATCAGCTTGGCTAAATGTATGTGTTTCAATAAATGGAATTGGCGTTTCGCCATCCTCACGTGGTACGCCTTGGTATGAACGGTTTAAATCGTCCATTCCATTAAAACGATCAAATGCTAACTTAGGTACTAAGTGTGCATTTACAGTCAAATTTACGCCGTTAAATAACGATTCGGCAGTTTCCATCATTTCCACTGCGATTTGCATTCTTGATCGCTTTACACCGTCTTCGCGGAGTAGTGGTATACATGCGACAGGTATAATTTTACCTGCGTTTCCTGATGTAATAACTGTCTTTTGATCTATCCTTGTTGACCGCTTTGGTGTCAAGGGTGTCGTCAAAAGATTATTTTGATTCATTCCATTCATTTTTTAACTTTCCTTTTTAGTTTATATTGCTTACGGCAATTCTTGCATTTGCATGGTTTTTTCTTAATCAATATCCAAGTGCTTTCATTGAATAAGGTACAATTTCTTCATTGTAATTTGGTTGAGATTTAAAATTGTTTTTTATGGGTGTTGTTTTTGGAAATACCCATTCTCCAGTTGTAAATCCGTGCATAAATCTTTCTGCAAAAGATGATGTACTTGTTACAACGCCTTGACCAATTTTTTTAATTCCTTTTCCAACTTGTGCAGGGCTGAAACTATCGCCGCCCATTGCATCAGCTGTAGCTGATCCACCTTGCAATAATGTACCAACCAATAATTCAAATGGTCCCATTTCATATAATTCTGGGTTTGGTATTCTAACAATTGTTCCATCTGGATATCTGGTATCAATAAATGCGGGTTCGATTTTTGTCCCATCTGAACTAAATTTTGGAAAATTTGGTTGCTGTAAACTTTGATAATTTAATGCAACTTGTGATTTTAACAGGTCTGTTTCTAATCCCAATTGCAGTTTTTGTGTACGTCCACTTTCAAAACTTTTATAGCCAGTAAATGCATCTGACATTACGTCTAAAAAGTTTCTTGATGGCATTGAAGATAGTAGGGGAGCTACATATCTTGTTGTGCCAACTTGTGTTGTTGTTGATGTTACTATTGAATTTGCGCCTGCAGTTCGCAATGCTGTTAATGGGTTAATACCTGCTTTTTCTGCGTCTCTTATAACGCTATCAAAATCAGCTTCATTAGTAGTTACTGTTTCAACAGGTCTACTATTGTTTTCCATTTGTGCATTTGTATTTTGTGCGGCTATTGTTGCTATACGGTTGTTTTCTGCAACTTGCTTTTCAAGTGTTTTTTGTGTTTTTTTACCGTCTAATGCTCCGCCTAGACCTGCTCCTATGACTGTTCCAACTGGACCAAATAATGTTCCAATTGCTCCGCCGATTGCGCTAAAAAATCCCATTATAATGCTCCCATGAATGGTGCAAATAATGCGATACCTAATATAATGCCGCCGATTGCGTGCATTAGTAGTTGTTTAATCATTTTACATACCTCCTTGAAAGGAGGTCGATGCCGACGCCGCTTGCGACTGTAATTCCAATGATTATGCTATCGACTTGTGCGCTAGCTATACCTAAACCCGCAAGATATGCGCCTAACAAGGTACCACATCTAGTGATGATAGGTTTTAGTATTTGTTTAATTAATAGAAATTGCAACTTTTACTCCTCTTTGTTAAGAGGGCTTTAAGTGCTCAATGGCCGATAATATATATTATGATCAGATTGAGACTCTTGTGTTAAGCCCTATATGTAGTTGTAGTATCGTTTTTGACATATTGTCAATAACTTATTTGCACCAAGGGACAAATTCTTTGCTTCCACCTGTACCTTTTTGAGCCTTTTTACTGTCTGGGCGTTGTTTACATACTTTTTCACGTCGCGCGATGTTATCGACTGATTGTATTTCAGGCTTTGTTTGTCTGTTGTTTACTTTTCGCCCTGTTTGCTGATTCAGCAAAATTGGCGTTTTCCGAGACGGAACTCGATCAATTGACAAGTTAGGCATTGAGGGCAGGGTAATTGGTGCTTTTCTTTGTGTTCTCCAACGTCCTAATATTTGTTTAACTAAGTTTCTATTTTGTTGTGTTGTTGTAGTATTATTTTTTTTACTACTACTGCTTTTTTTACGTGCCATATTTTATTACATTCCATTCATTTGCGATTGATTTAATTACTAGATATGTATCGTCGTAATTTTGTAATTCTGGGGCGTGCCACCTAGAATTTTTGTTTGCCATTTCTGAAATCAATGTTTTCCATTGTTCAATCGGATCATCTGATACGAGCTGATCTTCGTATTCTTCAATTATGTCACTATATGGCATTTTTCTGTGACTAAACGCGTGTTGGTCAAGCCATTCATGTAAATAATATTTACAGAAATTTTCGCGTGTTTTTCCTTGAATCATAAATTCCCTACGGTTTCCTTGACCATCAAATTCGTTATCAAATGAATACATAAATGTTTGTGGAGCAAGGCCACTATCGACATATTTTTTTGACAGTTTCTTAAAATATTGGTCTCCGAGTGGTGGTTTTTTACTTAATGAAAAATGTCCATTTTGTACGTCAAGTTGTGTATCTTTTAAAATGTACTTCATGACGTATCGATATGATTTATATGATGGTTTTTCGATAAACGAATAACCCCTGATCCAATGTTTCCAATTGATCCTTTTATCATATTCGATGTTTTTTGGCACTTTACCTTTAAAAAAGAGTATAGCGTGCCAATGTGCGCGTCCCTTAGTTGATCCATATTCACCCGCTACGATGTATCGTACTTTATAGCCCTCGTTTCTCAGGCTTTTCATAAAGAGCTGATAATGTTTATATACTAAAGTTGCGCTTTCTGGCGTGTCTCCGTCTCCGTATGTCAACGTTACACTTAGTGTTTCGTCACTATGGTGACTTTCGGCAATGCATCGTCCAACATAGTCATTTACTTTGTTTTCCCTGCATTGCCAGCATTTGTGACAGGCAACAAGGCCAACTTCGCTTATGTTATTTGGTGAAATACACATGTTTTTTCTTCGTTGCCTCGTTTCCAGTCACTAAATGCATATACTGACAAGAGTGGTATATGTTTCCGCCAAACCCCCCTCCGATCCTTGACGTCTACGGGGGGTTTGGCTGATGTTGGGTTAATATAATATTTCCCCATCATCGGTTTTTAGCGTTTTCCAACCTTTAATCTGCCAGTGCGCAGGGTCGTAAAACTTCCATTTATATCCACATTCTATGTTGATATTCATTTTTCGGGCAACTTCCATACCTATTGTA